AGCTGCTTTAAGAAATGCTAAAATTAGATTATCAAATATTAAGTTAGATGAGTTTGTTCAAGTGATGAGAGGCAAATCTAAATGGATTAAATATTAATTAAATGGCAGAAGTTAAAAATACTTTTATCCAATCTAAAATGAATCAAGACCTTGATGGTCGGATTCTTCCTAATGGACAATATAGATTTGGTAAAAACATATCCATAAGTCGTTCAGATGCTGCTGATGTAGGAGCTTTAGAAAATGTTTTAGGAACAGAATTGTTAACCGGTTTTGGGTTAGATGATTGTGCTTATAAAATTATTGGTCATTTTGTTGATTTTACTAATGATAGAATTTTTCTTTTTATAACAGATTATACAGATAACTCTGCAAATAAGTTAGATAACAATATAACAGGTCAAAACAGTGTTTTTGGTTATATTAATAAAAACTGTTTTATAGCAATGTTTAATGATAGAGATAAAACTGGCTCTTTATTAGTTGGTGGTGATTTCTTAAATTTTGCTAAAAACTTTCCTATAACAGGTGTAAATCTTTTAGAAGATTTACTTTTTTGGACTGATAATAGAAATCAACCGCGTAAAATAAACGTAACTACAGCTATAAGCAATCCATTTGAATTAGGATCTTCACCAGGTTACTACACAAATGAAGATCATATTTCAGTTGCTAAGTATTATCCTTTTGAAGCTATATCTTTACTGAAAAACGAAGGTGGGCCACTCCAATGGATTTCCACAATGACAAATAAGTCTGAAGAATATTTACCTACTCATTGTGCGGCTGCAGTAGACGTCACAATGGGTGCTCCAGGTTTTACATGTGTTTTAGATGGAGTTTACAATAATATAGAAGTAGGATATGAAATAAGTGGAGTAAATATTGCTAATGGAGTAACAATTAGTAATGTTACGCCAAACGTTCCAGCTGGAAAAACTACTATTACGTGGATAGGATCTACTTTAAATTTAAATCAAGATAAAGTTTTATATTTTAAAGCTCCTAATCCAGATTACGATGATACATGGCCAGGAGATAAAGTTTATTTAGAAGACAAGTTTGTAAGATTTAGTTATAGATTTCAATTTGATGATGGAGAATATTCACTAATAGCTC